CGGTTTTTCTGAATTGGCCGGGGGGAATGAGGCGGGAGTTAATGCGGACAATATGGCCTCCAAGCGGTCCTCGATGGCCGCCTGTTCGTCGATTTCGTCAACAAATCCGTTCTCCTGCGCCTCTTTCGCGCTCATCCATGTCTCATTATCCATGAGCTTCGAGAGCTTGCTGTCGGAAAGCGTTCCATTCACGCGGTCATGGTAGACGGCGATGATGGTGTCTTTCACGGTGTCAAGCTGCTTCGCGATAGCTTCCGCATCGTCCGCTCTGATGTAGCCGACGTAAGCGGAAACAGGGTTGTGAATCATGTAGACTGCGTTTGCCGGCATGGTCACCGTACCGCCCGCGCACGCGATGATAGTAGCCGCGCTTGCGCACATACCGTCAATCGTGACAGCGACATCGCCGCTGTACCGCTTGAGCTGGTTGTAGATGGCCTGCGCGGCGAACACATCACCGCCGGGCGAGTTGATGCGGATATTCAGCTTCTTGCCGTTGCAAGATGCGAGGTCTTCCGCGAACTGCTTCGGCGTGACTTCATCGCCGTACCACGATTCATCAGAAATGTCACCGTAGAGAAGAAGCTCGGCTTCCTCGTCATCCGCTTCGTTCTTGAAATTCCAGAATTTCTTCATGTGGTCTCACCTCCTTCCGTTGGATTCTCGTTATTCTGTTCTGGTGACGCGTTCTGCTGCCCTGCGAGTTTTCCGGCGAGCACTTCGGGGTCTCCCATTTCGAGACCGAGGTCTTGGATTTTCTGTTTCTCGTACGCGAGCTGTTCGAGATTTTCCTCCAAGTCCGTGCCCGTCATCTCTGCGGCCTCGCGCTCTCTAGTCGAGAGGCCGTAAGTGACACGAAGCGCCGAGCCCGTCACGTCCTTCACGGGGTCAAGGATGGACATGGACGGACCGAACCAGTCCGCGTTGCACCAAGCCGCCCGAATGGCAGGATCATCGAAGAATCCCGGAGCGTCGATGCGGCCTGTCGCGACGGCTTCCGTGAGCCACGCTTCATAGACGGGTTGGCAGAAATCGCGGGCGAACCACTTGCGCCGCGTCTTGTACTCGTCCCATGCCTGCAAGAGCGCCGCACGGCTCGCCGAATAGGAGCTATTGAACGACTTCATAAGCACTTCGTATGGTTGACCAAGCGCAGCCGCAATCTGCTGAATGTTGCTGCGCGTGAAGAGGTCATACGTGCTCATACTGTTGCTCGCGTCCACCGTCTTCACGTCTACGCCCTTTGGCAGGGCGTTCATCGTGCCCGCCGCAAGACTGTATTCGCTAGGGTCAACGCTCGGCGCGTTCGCTTCCTCGGCGGCAACGCCGACACCAGGTAGCACGTCTTCGATGCTCCGTCCTGTCGTGTTCTCCGTAAAGAACAGCGCGAAGAACGATTTGATGATGGCCGCCGTGAGCTCGGCTTTCGTATAACGCGTGACCTTCAGCGTCTCGATGACAGGCGCGAGGTACGGCACGCCGCGATACTGCTCGGGACGCATATCGTGGCAGATTTGGAGCACGTTCGGCGCTCCTGTCTCACGTCCGAACGCTTCGACGCGCACCCATTCCGGCGCTTTCGACACGTCCACGGGATCCCACGGCACGCGATTCGATACCCAGTAGGCCACGACAGCACCGTCTCGGTCGATTTCCACGCCGGAAATGATGCGATTGTTCGGATTCGGCGCGGACATTTCAACGGCGTACGGACCGAGAACGCCGAAATAGTCCTTGCCCATCGGGTTCGAGATGCGATTCCCTTCGAGAATCTGCAAGCGCAGGCTGTACGGCATGGTCGGCGTCGGCATCCGGCGCTTGAACAGCGCAAACGCATCGCCGTCCGTGAGGTAGGCCGTGTAAGCGATGTCCTGCATATCATAGAAGTTGTTGCGCCTCGTGAGGTCGCAGTCCTTGGAATCTGCCCAAAGGTCGAACTCTTGCATCGTCTTGCGAGACCAAGCACGCGCTTCCTCCGGCGTGAGCCCAAGCGCCTTGAATTTCAAGCGCGGGAACACATGAAGGCCATCCCCTATCGTGTGCATGGCGCTCGTGCGGATCGCCGCCGCGCCGATTGGCGTATTGATGGACTCGTCTGACGCACGATTGCGGAGCGTGAAGAGATGCGCGTCAATATCGCTTTTCGGCGATGCCTTGAGCGGACGCCACCCTTTGAGGATGTTGCTCGTCATGGAAGCACCGCCATCGGAGTATCCCGTATCCTTGATGACGGTTCGCGTCTTGCCGCGTGGATTTCTTTTTCTTCTCATCAACTCACCTCCTTTCTCATGATTCGAATCAATCGAAGAACACGGCGCGTTTGCTCATGCGCCGTGGCTGTGCATCGCCGTCATCGACAACTGCACCGGCTTCGAGAAGATCGTCAACGGCCTTCCGAATCTCCGCGAGGTTCGCCCGCGTCAGTTGACGGTTGCCGATGGTGTAAGATTGCCCTGACAAGACACGTTTCTCTGCGTCGAGGTACATCTTCAATCGGTCGTTGAGCATCTGCTGATACGCACTCGCCATGTTCTCACCCCTTTACCAAATATTCTGCTGCGCCCGTAACCGTGTGCGCGGCTTCGCCTTCACGACTGGCTTTTCTTCTGGCGAGTCTACGCCAGTCAAGAGCGATTCGAGCCTATCCCAATTTGGACGGCAGGACTGCATACAAGCGAGATTGTAGACGCGAAGGTCAAGCGGCTCGTTTCGTACACCCTGCGTCGGTTCCCATACCTCGCGAATCTGCCCGCCGCGCTTGACGATTCTCTTGTGCTCGGAAATGATGCCCTTGAAATACAGGTCATCATAACCTCGATGCGGCATATTCGGCAGGTCGCTTTCGTCTTTTGGGAAATGGCAGTATTGAGCGCCGCGCACTTCCACGGCGAGACGGTTCATGACCGATTGCTTGCCATCGTCAACGCCGAGCATGCAGAGAGGGATTTTCGCAACGGATGCGCGGCCGATTTTGTAGTTGAGCGGGATTCCAGGACCGCCCTGGCCTTTGATGGCGAAGCGCTGCTTGTTGAAGTTCGCCGTGCAGTAGGCGTAAACGTCACTCGTGTAATGGCCGCCGGAATCAATGAACGTACGCAAGACCTTGAGCCCGCTGCCGTCCTTGAACGTGTAGACGTGATCGAGCACTTCGTCGAGCTCTTGCCACGTCCGCGCCTTGTCCGGCTCGCCGAGGATGACGCCCTTGACGATGCCCCAAGATTCTTCGTCACGTCCCCATCCGCACACTTCGTATTCAAGACGGTTGTCCTGCGTATCGACGGAGGCTGTCAGCATGAGCACGCCGTCAGGAAGTTCCGCGCCGTATTTCTCGCGCCGACGGAGGAAGATGGTCTCGTCCTCGAACGCGCCAGGCATCCGATACGTTTCGCCAAAGCGCGTGTTCATGACAACGCGCTCGCGGTCGGGCTTGCCCTTCGCCATGAGCCATTCTTTCATGACTTCTTTCCATGAGAGCCACGGAGACGCGAAGCAATTCACAAAAAATGAGCGGATGCCATTTTCTAGCGCTCGCTCATTCTGTGCTACATATTTCTTTTTCGCCCGCCTCATCTGCGCTTCCGTGAACGAGAATCCACAATCGGGACAACGCCATTTCACGGAGTGGATGATGATGTTCTTGCCCTCGCCCTCGTAATCGACGGCCATGTCGGTATAGCGGAGCAAGTGATATTCGCCGCAGTTCGGGCATTTGTGCTGCCATTCTTCCTGCGTGCCGGAGAGGTATTCGATTTCGATGCGGCTCGCGCCCTCGTTCGTCGGCGTCGAGAACATACCGATGACGGCGTTCCAGAACGTCGTGGTACGCTTTGCCGCAAGGTCTACCGGGTCACCTTCCGTGCCTGCTGACACGGGAAAGCGGTCAACCTCGTCGGCGAGCAGGATGCGAATCGGACGAGATGCCAATCCTGCCGGAGAATTTGCGCCGCACATGATGAGACGGCCACCGGGGAAGATTTTCGAGAGAATGGTGTTCGGATTTCCTCGACCGTCTTTCAAGTCATGAAAGATAGGCGTGAGAACTTTTGTATCGCGAATCATAGGAGCGATACGAGACTTGGAATAATCCGTGGCGGCGTCCACGGTTGGCTCGATCAGCATGATTGTCGCGGGGTCAAGATGCGCGAAGCGTCCTACAACGTTGTTCATCATGTCGGACTTTCCGACTTGGCTACAACTCTTGACGATGACGCGCTTCACGTTCGGTTGCGTGAAAGCATCCATGATTTCCTTCTGATACGGCGCACGCGACGTTTTCCATTTGCCCGGCTCGGCTGAAATACCGGATGAAAGCATACGGTATTTGTCAGCCCACGCGCTCACCGTCATTTTGGGAATTGGCTTCAAGCCATGACGCGATATGTAGCGCCATAGCTCAATCGCCGTCTTCATCCGCAACTTCTTCGCTCAAATACTGCTCCGGGCAATACTCTGACAGTTCTTCGAGCTTTTCCGTGATTTCGTTTGTGAGTATTTCATAGATTTCGGATTTTGTCTTTCCCTCGATAAGCGGAGCGAGCTTTGACGGCATTGCAAGCAACTGCGTGCGGAGGTTCGACAGCATTTCTGTCTGGACGAGTTCAACGGTACGAGCGTCATAAACGCGCCCTTCCATCTTCGCAAGTTTGAGCTCGGCAATCTTGCGTTCCGCCGCTTCGCGCTTTGCGCGTTCGAGGTTGATGTCGATCTCTTCATCATCGCTCTGTGCAGAAGAACGTCCAGACCGTTTCATCGCGTCATAATTCCTCACGCTTTGGAGGAGCATGACACCTCCTTTCTTGTCCGCATCATCTTTGATGACGATGCCCTCGCCAATCAACTGCGAGACACGATTCGCCGTGATGCCGAGCGCCTTGGAAAGATTCACTTGCGACACGGTAATCTGCCTTGGATCACATGTAACTTTCACTGTAAATCCTCCTTTTTATTTGTATTTGAATAAAGCATAATTTGGGTAGCATTTAGAGGTAGCGTTTTTCTGGGACAAACAAAGTGAATCGAACCAAGCGCCTAAAACTTTTCAAATTCCCTACGTTTTTGGGCCGCTAGCACG